TCTCTAAGTCGGTTCCCAGTACAGCGGGGTCATTGTTGGTAACACTATCCCAACCAGTAACAGGGGTTATAATCTCAGTTATGGTATCAGCTAAAGCCGGTCTAGGTCCGGTTACAGTTGCAGTAGCCTGTACCACAACCGATCCGCCTGAGGGTATCAGTACCGTTTCATCTGTAGAGAAAATAATAGTCTCTTCAACATCTCCTATGAAACTACCGGCTATAATACTAGTCCCGGAATCACCTGATATCGTAAGCTCAACCCGACTAGCAGTGGCGGCGAAAGGAATTATACCGTTCAACTGAACTAGGTTCCTAAGAGTAACGCCTGACGCTGCTTTGGGGTTGAAAGCATTATAAGCTTCTTCGGCTAGTTCCCATAAGTTAGCATTAGACTCAGAAATAACACCGTTAATCTGACCATCAGGGGATTCAGGTGAAACATTAAAGTTGTCTCCGAAGATAGCCTTTACTTCCGAGTTTAGTTCTTCCAATAAAAGGTTAAGGCGTTTCCTTTTAAACCCTGTGCTCGATACCCCATAATCAGACATTTATAGTCACCTTATCTTTATCTATGAACCCAAAGGTAGTTTCAGCAGAAAACGATACAGACAATGTTCTTGATGAATTACCTTCATAAATCATAGAGAAGTCGGTTAACCTTTTCACACCTGGAGTCCTTAAAATTTTACTCTTGAATATGGACTCTATATTGGCTAAATTTGCCGGTTTTGTAAATATCTCTTGGAAGTAAGGTACGCCCGTATTTATGTCCAGGAACCACTCTCCAAGATAAAACAGTAACCGGCTGCGAACATGCTGTACAACTTCAGCGGCATCGTCTACGGTTTTTAGCTTACCGCCTTGCACTATCAAATCGTTGTTAGAATCCAGTGCTCTGCCTATCATAATGGGGTTCCTGTGTTTTCCTGGCTGTCGCCATCGGAATCAGCCGCTTGTGGATGAGTGTGGGTACTGCTGATGTCTACCCCGTTATTAGTAACCGGCCCGGTAATGTCCATGCCACCTGACATAGTAGCTGCTCCTCCAGCGCCCTGAGCCAGCGTACCGCCGATTATTACGTTACCCTCTAGGGTTATGGTGGGTGATGTTATGGTACAACTTGAGGTCGCTGTAATCTCTGCTGTACCGCTGGCGGTTGCGCTAAGGTTGGCACAATCTACCGTTACATCTGAGGATGACGTTATAGATATACTGGAGTCGGCATTTAAAGATATAACCGCTGACCCGTCATCCTTTTTGATTTGTGTCGCTGTAGCACTGTATGAGGGAACTTTGTTTGGCAAAGAAGATAACCCGACTATAGCAGTGGCATCAGACAGACTATGAAATCGTTTAGCGTTTGGCTCACGTATGCCGCCGAACTTATGCCAAGTATCTATCGCACGTTCTGCAAACATAATAAGGCATTCGTCACCTTTGGTAACGGGGAAGGTTAATGAGAAGCCTCCGCCCCTTGGAAACTGTACTGGGACATTTATAAGAATTGGCAAATTAGCCGGGGTTAATGTCTCAGTGATACCCTCCCGCGTTATAAACACCCGTTTAATGGTCGGTTGTATGCTGGCGGTTTGGGTAACTGGGTCAAAGCTTTCTATAATACCGGGCATGGAAGTATGAAGGTCTTTCAGCCGGTTAGCTATACCCTGTCTTATATTAGCTGCTAAAGTCGCTATCGCTGATTTTCCAATACTCATTTTATGATTACCCCTTTAACTGAGGAAAGCCAGTCACCGTCTCTTGAATCACCCCTAAAAATAACCTCTTGTATTTTATAAAGCCCTTCCCCAGTTGTTCGTTTCTTTCTTTGGAAAAACAAATTACCGACAGATACTTCAGCGTTAATTGATTGAATAAGAAAAGCCCGGTTAGGAAGTAGTCTAGGATTCAGCAATGTGGTAACATCTATACCTCTTTCTGTAACCGTGGGCGAACCTATCATACCTGTGGCGGCTGTAATCACTACCGCCTCGTCACCTTCTAACGGTTCGGTATCTGGCGTTATAACAATCTCACCGTCTTGTATGCTCCAAGCAAACCCATACTCCTCAGCAAAGTTATCCATTATATCCTTAGAAGACCCTGAGAGTACCTGACCACGTATTTTGTCGGCTACCTGCGGCAACCCTTGCAGCGTACCAATATTAATGTCTGAGAAGGTTTTAAGGACTTCCCCTATGGCTGATTTAACACTGAGGCTTTCACTTAATGTTTTGTTGAAGGTTGCATTTTGCCAGGACTTTTCACCATCGCCAGAGTATATCGTTAGGATTCTGTCCCTGCCTGCTTTGTTTTGGAATACGTTACGGACATCACCTTTAAACAGCAACCGCATATCACCTTCGTACCCGGCGTTTAAAACTATCTTGGTATAGCGCTCTTGTAAAGCCGACAAGGTATCTTGATTAGGATTGTACAGGGTTAACCGGGCTATGTTAGGGGAAGACAATATACTCTTTGTTATTTCAAAGTTCAACCGCAAACCCCGTATAATAGGAGCTTCTCCAGCTGGAGGTATAACCGTCAACTCGTATACCCGTTTATACTGGCGAGCCATCTTGTAGCTCCTCTTCAGTTAGTATAAATAAACGGGAGAGTTTACCGAACTCATCTCTAGTAGGATCTTGCCGTGGGCTTTCCAGGTTTATGATGTAACCTATACCGATACCTAGGTTATACTGACCAAATATATCAGCTCCCGGTAGCAGTGCAATCCCTGTTACCAAGTCTTTACCGTCAGCGGCTAAGTCAAGCGACCAGTTACCTGTCCGGCTATTAAGTATAACTCTTAGGTCATACTTGGCCTCTTTAATGACTATGCTAAAAAGCTGTTCAGGTTTGGCGTTTAATGGTATTTCGATCATCCGAACACCCAGTCAATGCCAGCTTTAAGAACTGACTTTTTGGTAGACGCTGGCGGTTCTACTGCTTCTTTTCTTCCAGACTTTTCCGGCGGAGAAGCTTGCTCTGTAGCAGAACCGGCTTGCAATTGTTCCTCTGTTAACTGTACTACCTCAGACTCAGTTATAATAGCTTGTTGTAAATCTATTGACATTCTAACTATGCGAGAGGTATCCTTGTCTTGCTGCACACTAACATTCGTTATGATCATATCGTCGTGAAATTCTAACTTAGTTTGTATTTCAACAGGTTCGCGATCTTTCTGTAATTGTACAATAGCCTTATATGCCGCTTTGCTACGGGTTATATTTTCAGTTGTGGAAGTTCCAAACAAACCCGTTACAGAGTCAACTATTTGACCAAAAGCCGCAAGCCCCATAGGAGTATCAGAAACTTGAGCTACTATATTAAGCCGTTTAGGTTGGACAACCGCATGGTCAGTGATATCCGCGCCTAGCTCTACCGGGTTATTGGTTAAGCTAACCTCATTAACATGGCTCTCTGATATAACAGCGTCTAACTGTATATCGCCTATGGATTTTTGCGTACGAATAAACAGGTTCTCAAAAGCCATAATTATTGATCCACTGTAGTACTAAGGTCTTGATAGGTTTGCTGTAAGAACACGTCATAAACAGACTGAGCAATGTCATCCGGGTTTTGCCCGCTACCATTAACCAATATTTCAAGCTTCTCAACTATGGTACTCGTACTGGTCTTAGAAGTTAACGGGGTATCCAAAGTACCAGAATCAAATATACCTACTTCACGGGTTAGGAACCCCAGACCTGCATTTTTAAGGAGGTCGTTTATCGGTCCGCTTTTTTCTTCAGTTATGCCAATCTCTTTTGTTAAGAAACCAAGCCCTTTATCTTTTAACGCTTGGTTCATGGCGTCAGCGCCTTCCTCACGGAACAAGCCAAATATCTTATCCCAACCGTCAAATATCATCATGGTTAAATCGTACACGCCCTGGAGTACACTAGCAACCGTTCTTATCTCACCCGCCCATTCAGGGTACTTCTCAAGCATATCACCTATAAAGCTTTCGCCGTCTTCAAAGAATACGTTAGCATCTTCAGCCAGCGCAATAAAAGCAAGTGCCAAAGCAGAAAGCAGTGACGGCAATAAAAAGAAACCCGCGTTGGCTGCTAATGTTGCAAGTGTTAACCCTCTCATCAATGCGATCATTTG